TTAAGGTAAGTTTATAATAAGTACTTTCTCTTTTAATTGATTTATTTTATTACTTTTTGAAAAGAAATAAATTCTGTTGGCAACTATATCTGCAGCTCGAATTAATGGTTTTTTGTTAGAATCACAAAAACACAAATCTACACTATCAATATTTTTAAATAATGGTGGGAAAAATTTGTTGAAATTAAAGTTGAAAGTACCACATTTAAGCTCTTGTTCTAAACCTTCTCGCAACTCATATAGGCCATTTGTCGCAGTTGTATGCTCATCACAAAATACATTTAAATTTTTAACTTCTTCAGGAATTATGTCTCCTTTATAAATTAGTTTTTCTAAAGCTCTTTTTAAACCAATTTTAAAAGCATAATCTAAATATCTTTGTTTATTCTTTTTGTGAGAAAAAATATCATTGTTAATATTATCAATATTAATAACAACACCAAATTTTATGCACTTATTTAATGATCTGAAAATTTTCCCTTTATCTTTGTTTGATAAAGTAGTAGCTTTTAATTCTAAATTTTCATATGCATTATTCTCTCTAATAGTTCTTTCTACATTTATGTATTTTCGGTTCTCTACTTCTTTTGTGTTTTTGTCTAAAAAAATGAGTCCACCAAACACAAAATATTTCTCATTATTCTGATCAAACACACCTGATTCATCACTATAAACGGTTATATTCATCATTATTACCTCACATATAAAAGAAGAGGACGGATAACCCGTCCTCAATCTCCTTACCACCGACGACCACACAGGCCGCTTAAACGTTAATTCGGTTAGGCAAGTGTACAGCATAAGTTTTTTATCTGCATCAATAATATATCACTAATTCATAAAAGTATCAATATTTATTATTTAAACAAGATGTTCTCATTCTCTAACCTATTCATCATATCTTTGGCCATTTGATCAGTAACATGGGTGTATATCTCTAGGGTGGTTTTATAGTCTGAATGTCCAACACGTTCTTGTATAGCTTTTAAGTTAATCCCTAATTGCGCAAGTGTGGATATATGTGTGTGACGTAATGTGTGCGTCGTTACTCGTTTCTTTATTGAACTAATATCAGTAGCCTCTTTGATAATGTTGTTTATTTTATTCAAGTCGATAGGGCTACCAGCTGTATTTGTGAATATGTAACCTCTATCAATAAAATCTTCATTCCACTGATTTTCTTTCTTGTTTTCCAAAATAAGCGTTTTAAGTAAGTTGATACTTTGGGTAGTGAGTCCGATGGTTCTATAACTTTTACTTGTTTTAGTCGTCTCTTTTATTCCGAATGCTCCCGTTTCTTTATCAGTTACCCAATTAATTGTACCGTCGATATCTAGAGTTTTATCTTCATAGTTTATATTGTCTGATTTAATAGCAAGTAGCTCGCCGATACGCATGCCATTGGCAATTTGAAACTGTACTATAGCCTTTACCATTTTATAATTACGCTTTCTTGTTGAATGTTTTTTGTGCTTAATTAGGTAATCAAAGCAACTAAGTAACTCTTTGACTTCACTATCTTCTAAATAGTTGTTACGTTTAGCTTGTAGTTCGTCTCTAGTTTTAGCTTTTTTAGGGATATCAATTTTATCTAGTACACTTATATCTTGTAGATCATAGTATTTAAAGGCATATTTGAACACAGAACGGATAATGATAACTAGTGATTGAACATGACCTTTACTATGTATTTTAGCCCACTCGTTAATATTATTTTGTAGGTATGTATGCGTGATGTTGTTTATCAGCACTTCTTTATCAATAGCATTTTTAACAGTGTTAGTATTACTTACCTTTTCTTTGATTGTTGTAGCCTTTGAACCAGAATGATTTTTATAATACTCTAACCACTCATCACATGCAGCATGGAAAGTTAGTGACTTAAGTGTAGTAGGTGTCTTGTCGTTCAGCTTCGCCTCTATACGCTCATTTAAGCGCTTCTGAGCCTCTTTTTGTGATTGCTTACCATTCTTATTAAGTACCACGCTAACACGTCGCCATTTGTTTGTGAGTGGATCTTTATACTTCTCATAATAGCGATATTTAGTTTCACCATGTTTATTTGTAAATTTCTCATGCCACATGTGAGTGATCCTCCTTTTACTTAGTCTTGTGAGCCATACTGATTTTCTACACCTTCATTAAGAATATTAGAAGCTTGTTGTTGTCTATTCATCATTTCACTTTCACTAATTTTTCCATTTTCATAATCTTCGTTAGCTTGTCTTTCGATTTCAGTTTTACGGTCTAGGGCGTTAGCAACTTCACCATGTATATACTGATCATCAATCTCTGTATTTTTAGGTAACTTTACATTTTGATTAGGTTGTTGAGTTTGATTATAGTTTTGGTTATTTTGCTGTTGTTGAGGAGTTCGTTGATTGTTATTAACTTGTTGCGTTTGCTGCTGCTCTTGAGTTGCAGGTTGTTGTGCTTGTTGTTGTTCATTTGTAGCAGTTTCTTGTGTGTCTTGTTCTTCAGTAGAGTTATCTTCTTGTGTAGATTTGTTATCTTCATTTTCTTGAGGTTTCTTTTCTTCTTTAGACTTTTTATCTTCTTTAGACTTTTTATCTTCTTTAGTGTTCTTATCTTTTTTATCGTCAGCTTTCTTTTCAGTAGTGCTTTCTGACTTTTTATTCTCATCTTCCTTAGTGTCATCTTGGCTACAAGCACTTAATACAAGTGTAGCTGCAAATAATGTCCCTAGTAATTTTTTCATATGTATACCCCCTAATTTTTATTGCCTTTTATATTCATTATTCTATGGTGTATTGTGTATTGAGCGTCACGCTTTACTGTTAAATAATTGGACATAAGTTTAACTAAATATAGTTATCTAAACTAATTTGTCATCATCATGTATTATCATGGCTAATTCTTCTAAAGTTAAATTGTTTATTGAATTTGATAAAAGGTGTAATTTATCTTCTTGTTCTCGCACATGATGACTCAAAATCTCTTCATTCTCAATAGAATTTAATAAATCAGGATTCTCAACTAATTCTTGAAAAACAATTTTATTAATAGCTGCATAAATTTTGTTAATCATTCTTTCTGTTAACGGTATAGTAGCCAGAGGTTCACCTTCAATTTCTTTTTTAACATCGTAAACAAGTGGACTACATTCTTCTAGAATATAATTCAATTTAAAATATGAGTATTCTAAAACTTCAATTTTCCCTAAACCGTTTTCTTTAATTCTTCCAGATTTAAGCAACCATTTGTATACTTCACTATCTTTTTCAACTTTATGAGTTTTGCCAGTAGCAGTTGCTAATTTATTGAATAAATCTTCGTTACCATCTGGATCGAGTATTTCGCTTATTTTTTTTAAAACTTCTCTAGAAGGAGTAGCTTTATTATTCTCGATTTTACTTAGATACGCATGAGATAAATTTGTTTTCCTTCCTAATTCAACAAGCGTCATATTTTTTTGTTTTCTATAACTTTGTATTAATCTTCCGTGAGAGTCACTCATTGCAAATAATTCCATTTTTTCTACCTCCTTCTTATTATTGTAACAGAAAAAGTTAAAATTATGATTAAATTAAAAAAATGTTCTTGAAATGTTCCTCAAAAAGTTATATTATAGACTTGTAAGATAAAAATGTAACTGTATAGAGTTACATTATGAAGGGAGTGAGAAAATGAATATAAAACCTAAAACAGAAATTATAAAATTATTAATGTTTAAAAAAGGGCATTCACTTAGAAGTTTTTCTATTGCTAATAATTTATCAGCACCTTATTTAAGTGATGTATTAAACCTCAAAGTAATTCCTAGTGGAAGATACGCTAAAAAGATTGCTAATGGATTAAATGTAGAAATAAGCGAAATTTTTGAAATTGAACAAAAAGAGGAGGTCAAATAAATGCCAAAAACAAAGTTACAAGATTTACCAACTAAAGAAAATGTAGTGACTGAACCTAATCAAGTAGTAGTAAAGCCAATCATGGCAAAACCTAATGTTATTGCTAAACTATTTGGTATTTCATACAGTTCGGTTAATCGTATTCTTAAAGAATATGATAAAGATAACAAAGGTATTGATGATTTGTATTATTCATTGTCATCAACAATGACGGTGATTAGTATTCCACGATTTGAAGAATATATGAAACAACGTCATAAAGATTGGATGTAAAAAGGAGCGCATAATATGAAAGTACATTTTCTATACATCGGGAGTATTATTTTAACGACTTTGTCAGCTGCTTTAATATTTGATGTTTTTATAGCCTTTGCAATTTTTATTTTTGCATCGGTATATGGATTGTTTTTGGAGGTTGAATAGATGGATAATGATCAGTTAAAAGTAATCAAAGAAGTTTACGAGATAATAGAAAGTTCAATTAATGATGAACGTCGTGAATATGTTCATAAAGTAAGTGACGGTAGCGAAGAGTGGGATGAAACATACAATCGCGAAGAGCAATTGCAATTTATATGTGAGTTAGTTATGCAACAAATTGAAAACAATTTTGAGTGGGAGGATTAAATAAATGAACTGGGAAATTAGAGATTTATTTAGTGATTTAGAAGTATTGAAAGATAGATTTAAAGATTTAAAGGATAGTCACGGTTGGCATTTTGATGAACATTATCCTTATGAAACAAATCATGTTTTAAATAAAGATGAGTTAATCAGAGATGGTCTTTCTTATCATAAGAGACGCATTCATGACGATCAGATGTTTAAATTGCTACATCTCTATACACAACAGTTTGATAATATTCTTAAAAAGTTTCAAGAAATGAAAAAACGTTACCTGATAACAATAGTTTGGCGACTAAATCAGATAACGCATAATATAATTATTTTAATTAATATCAGAGCAATAGGAAAATGCTCTATTTGTAGTATAACACCTTTGTTCTGATATTAATACATGGAGGTATTAAATTGAACAAAATTCAATTAGATAATGACACTCAAGTAAGTGTTGTTTGGTATAAAAATGTAAGTTCGAAATCATTTAAAAATTTCTATACGCCTAAATGGAGTGAATTAGTAAATCTTTTATCTGATCCAGTAGTAAGCTCAGACAAATATTTTAGGGGTTCAGTAGTTTATGGTGATATTTCTAATGGCGTAGATGACGAAGGTATAGAGTATGAAAAATACAGAAATGACAACAATGTTATATATAGAGATGTAATTTGCTTAGATTATGATGATGAAGATGATTTAAATAAGCTGCACAAGTCTATTAAAAGCGAATTAGAGGGCTTTTCATGGTTTTGGCATACAACATTTAGACACACGAATGAAAGCCCCAGAATACGCTTATATGTACCACTGAGCGAGCGTGTAAGTGCTAATGAATATCGTGCGTATGTAAAGGCGATAGCACAAAAAATTGCATGCAAGATTGACAAAGGGAGTTATGAACCATCTAGAGCTATGGTGCTACCTGTTATCAAGACAGAAAAACATTCGTTTGAGTATAAATATAGTGACGATGCGATTTTAGATAGGTCAACGCTTAAAGAGTGGGCCAAATTGTTTGATATTACAATTCAAACGACATCAAAGCCTAGATTTGAAAAGCGAGATTCAAGTCACTGGAGTGGAATTGCTTACGGTGTAGAAGATGGTGGGCGTAATACAGCTTTAACAAGTATCTTAGGACACTTGTTTTATAAAAGAGTAGATGAACACTTGATTTATGCGTTTGCGTTGGCGTGGAATGAAATGTGTAGTCCTCCAATGAAAAGGAAACGAGTTGACAATACATTTAAATCAGTTAGAAAGAAACATTATAACAGCAAGAAAGGGTGATGAAATGGCAATTATCCAACCTAATAAAGAAATTATTCAAGATATAAATAGTAGTCAAAATGTTGAAAGTGTTGAAGAGCGCTTAACAAGAATAGGTAATGAAGAACTTCAAAAATTACTATCACTTTGGGAAGAAAACGGAAAAAATGGTAAAAAGCCTAGTATGATTGGAACAAATAGATGTGCATATATTCTCATGGAAGAAATAAGCTTTGTTTTATTTGATGAAGAAGAAAATACTAAATTAGCTATGTATCAAGAGAATAGAGGCATTTACACTCAAAAAACCTCAATGATTAAACGCGTTATCTCTTATTTAGAACCTAAGTTTAATAGTAATAAAGCTGATGATGTAATTTATCATATTAAAAACAGAGCAGTAATCAAAGACAAAACTAATTCACCTAATTTAATACCAGTAAACAATGGTATTTATAACAAAAAGACAAAGCAGCTTGAACCATTTACACCAGAATATGTATTTACTGCAAAAATAGATACTAATTATATTGATAGTCCTACAAAACCAATCTTTAAAAATTGGGATGTAGATGATTGGTTTGATGAATTAGCATGTAATGATAAACAAGTATCACATTTACTATGGCAGGTTATTAATGATAGTTTAAATGGTAATTACACAAGAAAACAAGCTATTTTTATGGTTGGTGATGGTAACAATGGTAAGGGAACTTTTCAAGAATTACTAACTTATTTAATTGGAAAAAATAATATTGCTACATTAAAAGTGAATGAGTTCGACCAAAGGTTTAAATTAGGAACGTTGGAAGGTAAAACGGCCGTTATTGGTGATGATGTGCCAGTAGGTGTATATATTGATGATGGTTCAAACTTTAAAAGTGTAGTAACTGGTGATTATGTATCAGTTGAATTAAAGAACCAACAACCTTATACAGCACAATTTAGATGTAGTGTCATTCAATCATCAAACGGTATGCCACGTTTTAAAGATAAAACAGATGCAGTTTTCAAAAGAATTGTTATTGTACCTTTTGATGCTGATTTTAAAGGATCAAATGAGAACAGAAAGATTAAGGATGAATATATTAAAAATAAACAGGTACTTGAATATATACTTTATCATGCAATTAACATGGACTTTGAAAAATTTGATGTTCCAGATGTATCTATGCAAAGATTAGATGTTTATAAACAAGAAACTAATCCAGTATATGAATTTAAAATTAATGTTTTTGACAATTGGAATCTTAGAAAAATACCTAAATATATTGTTTATGGTATGTACAAAGAATTCTGTAAAGAAAATGGATATCATTTCTTATCTAAAATTAAATTTCATAAAGAGTTTAAAGATTATTTAAGCGAAGATTGGAAAACAGATTCAGTAGATAGATTTAAATGGGAGGATTTAATTGATGAAATTGGTGACTTAGATAACATTAAATCTGAAATTGAGTTCCCAGATGCACATAAACCATATAAAGCATATGAAAATCAAAGCTTAAGAGCAATATAAAAAAGTTACTACTGTTACTAGTTGTTACTAGAATTTTTAAAACTAGTAACAGCTAGATACCTTGATAATAAAGAGATTTAAGGTTGTTGCTACTAGTGTTACTCAAATATTTAATAAATTAAAAATAATAAAAACGATATATAGATAAACAAAATAAAAAGTTTATCAAAAAAATCTAGTAACAAGTAACAAAACTATTTAAAGTCTACTGCTGCAAGAGATTTGATTGTTACTAAAATTATAAATTTTTAGTAACAATCAGAAATAAGGAGGATATTATTTGCTTGATCTAAAAAATAAAATAACTAAATATATATCTACTAATAAAGGCACATCATTTGTCGAAATAGAAAACATATTTGAAGAAAACAATTATGAGTACAATGGCAATGTTGCATTTTGTAATAGCGGAAATACAAATATAATTTTTTGGACTGGTTGGAAGCAAGAAGCTATAAATATAATGCTAGAACTATTAAACGATAAAAAGATAGAAATGGAACCGTGCGAACTATTGATTTACTTAGTTGATGGTAAAAGATTGAAACTACCAATATTAAATAAACCAGCTGATGCAAAAGAACTATGTTGGCTACCAGTGTCATTTAAAATTAAGGGAGTGTAAATATATGAACATCGAAATCATAGCAAATGAATTTGAAACAAGAACAGCAACATTATTAAGATATTTTACTGGACTACATGAAAGTAGTCATAAAATGCCTATTGCATTTAAGATATATAATGATCCATTTAATACTGTGTATCTAATAAGCAAAGGTAAGATGTACGCTCATGTAATGATAAAAGATTGTGAAGTGAGAAAAACCTTTGAAATTGCCTCAGGAAAGCATACCGAAAGACTGATAGAGAGCATTGAAGGGCATTATGCTGGTTATGATTTACATGATGGCACACATGCTAATATAAGCGATATGATGGCCGAACTTATGTTTGATAATGAATATTTTATGTATGGACTAGAAACCTTTGCAGAAAGTAATAACAGTGACATGTTCGAGTATATGAGTAAAGATTTCAATATTGATGAACTTAAGGGTGTTCAGTCTAGTAACGCTGATGTGATAGGTAATATCGAAATATTATATCAGATAGCAACTGGAATTAATGAACCAGCAATAGAGTTAGTTGAGGGTTTGAAAATCATTACTGAATTTATCCAAAATGCGAAAGCAAATGAAGATGATAGTAAAACGTTAATTGAACGGTTAAAAGAATTAAAAAACTCTTATTACAATGGAGTGAAAGCGTAATAAAATTAGTCATGCACTTTAATAGGTGTATGGCTTTTTTATATGTAAATCGTAATTGTTAAGATTTGTTAATTGTTCAAGAAATAATACAGGCATAAAACGAACATTTGTTCTATTTATGAATGTCTGTGGAATAGTGTGAAAAACTATGGAAACACTTATATAACAACACTTTATAGATTGTTAAGGAGTTATTTAAATTCTATAAATATCGGAACATACGTTTGTAATTTCGGTGTAAATTTAGTATAATAGTGTTATAGAAGTAATAAGCAACCTCCGTCTTAATTACTTCTAAAGTGTTATTTAAAGTTATCTTTCATCCTCCTCATAACAACCCTCACATTTAGTTAAATAAAAAACATGCGAGGTAAATAGTTATGACAATTATAATCGAAAATAAATTAACTAACGATCATATTAAAGTATTAAATGTATTACGAAACACTAAGCACGATATTATTACTAAACAGAATATATTCAACCAATTGAATATGGAATTTAACCGAAACAACGATAGATGGTTAAGAAATACGATTAATAGTTTAGTAGTTGATTATGGTTATCCAATCGGATACAGCTATAAAAAAGATGCAAGAGGTTATTTCATGGTTAAATCTGAGGAACAGAAAGAATTAGCCTTAAGAAGTATCAAGCGTCATATCGAAGGTAGTTTAAAGCGATATGAGGCACTAAATAAAATTGAGATTTAAGGTGATGTAGTGACTGCTGCAACTGAAATCATTAAAGAGCGTGTTAGCGATTATGAATTATTCACTAGATTTAATTCTTACTACATTCAATTAAGGATAGCACTTATAGAAAGCGATATTGAAGATATGTATGACAGAGCCACACCTAGTTTATGTAGTGATACAGTATCCGAAAGTATTTACTATGAGAGTTATTCCGTTGAAAATTTAGCAATCGCTATATTAGAGGAGCGTCAGAAGTTGGAATGGTATAAGCGTAAAAGTCAAAGAGATTTGAACGCTTTTTATACAGTTCTAGGTCGTTTTTCAACCCAAGAGCAAAAGTATATTAGAAACTATATCAATACGCGCTCAGAGGATTATATGAACGTGATAGAGCGTTTTAAAATTGAATTACATGATTATATTCAAACTAACAGAAACAAACGTAATAAGGGCATAAAACGCGATTATTCATATATTAGTGGTAAGTGTCAGAAGGTGCCGATGTACCCTCATAAGTTGACACTAAATCAAGAGAAAGCATTGAGAGAAAAGAAAGCTGGTGCTATTGAAAAAGAACTGAATAATGATAAATTTGTAGAAAAGTTGGACGGACTAGATAAGAAAGCGTTTAAAGAGTTTATTTACAACAGAAATAAAAACAATATCGACTTTGAAAAAGTTATGATATTGCTGGAAACTATCCCAAAGCGATTAAAAGAAAAAGAAATCGAAGAGCCATATAACTACATAAGAGAAATAGGCTTAAAAATAACTGAAATGAGGTATATTTGTGAAAACTTCTAAATACTTTGATGAATACAATGAATATGTAATAGGTCAAAGAGAAAATATCCATAAGCTAGAGAATGAACGTCAGGAACTCACACAACAAATTGAAGAAGATAAAGCGAAATATAAAGAATTAATTACAAACTCAAAAGATGATGAAGCTGATAAACTTTATTCTACATTTGATAGTAACGAGAAAAAATTAAAAGCATTAGAAAAACGTTTAGCAACTAAAAAAGAGGTCTTTGATGAAGCCAGACGTAAAAAAGCTGTAGATATTATCAAACGTCAGGGAGAGCTTCCCAATTTATATCAGAATGATAAAGAACGCATACTGTCGAAATTTAAGCCAATCATAGATGAATATAATAAAGTAATAGATGAAATAGAAATATTAAATGATAAATATGAAGCTGAGTTTTATAGATATGTAAGACTTTATGACCTAGAAAACTTTGAAGAAGATGAAGTCGTAAGAAATGAAATAAGAAATCATTTTAATCCGAATCAATACAGTAACTATATTGGGGCAGATGAATTACCATTCGTTGATACAAGAAATAAATTAAAAAATAGAGGTGCTAAATAATGGCTAGAAAATACAATTTAGATAAAGTTAAGAATTACATTTTGACTGAAACAACACTTTCTGGAGAAGAATGCAGTGATTTACTGGATGTTGTAGAAGAACAGTTTTCACAAAATCTTAGAGACCTACGTAAAGATGAGCTAACCCAACAATCGAAAAATAGCAAAAGATTTTCAGAGTTAGCTAAAGAAAATCGAATTATCAAAGATAAGTAAATTACCTTTTCTCTTAATAATTATTGGAAAGGAGGTAAAAAAATGAGTAAATTAAATCCTAGACAAGAAAAATTTGTGTCAGAGTACCTAAAGACACTGAACATTACACAAAGTGCTATTAAAGCTGGTTATAGTCCTCATACTGCAAGTGAACAGGGAAGTAGGCTACTAAAGAATGAGAAAGTAGCTAAGTATATTGATAAGCAACGTAAGAGAATCATTGACGAAGGCGTGCTAACTGCTAATGAATTACTTCATATACTAAGTAATGCAGCTGTAGGAGATGAGAGTGAAGTGAGAGAAGTTGTTGTTAAACGTGGTGAGTTTCAACGCAACCCAGACACTGACAAAATGAACTTAGTGTACAATGAGCATGTGGAAATGGTGGAAGTACCTATTAAGCCTAGTGACCGTTTACGTGCTAGAGATATGCTTGGAAAATATCATAAATTATTTACTGAGAAAAAAGAGCTTACAGGTGATACTCCGGTAATTGTTAATATTGGTGAATGGAATGAGGGCGATGAAGAAGATCAACAGAGAGAGCTAGATAAAATAAAGGAAAACTATCCTAATAGAACAATGATTGTTAATAATGTACCGTTAGAGGATTGA